ATACTCTCGTCAGCAATCTCGGCGCGGATCGGGGAGAGTTTTTCTGCGACAAAGATGGCAAACCTGACAGAGTGAAGATTGTAAGGACTGTTTAATGACTCTTAAGCATGAAGCCCCCAAGTACGCTGTCAACAAGATCAAGCTCTCTAAGGACGAGAAAGAGAAGCTAATCGAATATCTTTGTAAGGAACATTCTGATGTTCTAGAGGCAAGGAAGGACCATGAGGAAAAATGGAGAACATGGAGAAAGCAAGCAAACAGTCGCCTTGAGCGTGAGGGTGCTGGTCCTCGTGATTCTAACATTGACATTCCTAATACTCGTGAATACATGATGCAGAATGCTGCAAGATTGCAGACGCCAATCTTTCAGCAAGATCGTATCATGGTTGCCGTCCCCACCAAGCCGAGCAAGTATGAGATTGCTCTGGATATTGAGAACGCAATCGAGTGGATGATGACCCGCATCAACCCGCGCATCCTGACGGATGAGTGGATTGAGCAGTTTCAGACATTCCATGCTGGATATGTAAAGACCGGATTTACTACTGAGGTTGAGTTTGTCAAGGAATGGAAAGAGATCCAGCTTGACGAATACGAAATCATGAGTAATACTCCCGGTATTACTACGGTCAAGCGTGACCTTGACGACGGGAATACGAAGTATTTCTATGAGGTAAGCTCAAAGAGGGAGCGGCGTTCTGGGTGCTTCCCTGAGGTTGTCCCATGTGAAGATATGATGCACCCGCTTGGTGCCGCAGACCCATATTCGTCTCCGTGGATCACGCATAGATTCTGGCCCACCAAGAGAGAGATTGAATTCAGAATGGAGGAGGGGGTTTGGGAGTCTAAAGATGATGATGGAAACCCGCTAATTGATGCACTTCAAAAGTCAGACAGGGAACGATTTACTTATGCTGTTGAAAGCCCGGAAGAGCAATCCCCGAAGAGTACGAAGCAATACGACATTAGAGAGACGTATATGCTTTGGAAAGTCAAGGACAAGAACACAGAGATTATTGTTACTTGGGAACCAAAGAGCCGCGTCATTCTTTCGCTCATTGAAAACTACTATCATGAGTATCACAGACCCTTCGTAGCACATCAGTACAAGCATATCCAGAATTCGATCTATGGCATTCCTCTCACCTACATGATTGAGCCGCTTCACCGGGCCTATTCCGCGTCGATCAATCAGAGGTTGGATCAGGCGACGCTTGCCAATAGTCTTCTCTTGTTCGGGCCGCCGGGGATGGATGATCTTGTCAGCAAGACGGATCATACGATTGTGAGTGGGTACTATGAGACGAATGCCACCAAGGAAGAGATCTGGTCCCTCACGCTCGGGAATCCAAACTTCAGTCAGTTGCCAGACCTTGAGGAAAAGCTCGAACTTCATATGCAGCGTGTGGCGGGCCTATCTGACTACTCCTTCGGAGAGGAGCAGGTTGGGCGTCCTACTGCGACAGGAACTCTCCAATTGGTTGAGGAGTCAAAGCAGCCGCAGTATCTCCAGCTTGAACGGTTTAGGGACTCTCTATCGGAAGTTGTGAAGCATATGCTGTCCCGCTACAAGCAGTTTTACCCCGAGGGGATGAAGCTCTATGAGTCGATTCAAGAGCCGAATCCCCAGACCGGGATGACCGCCATGAATGAGATCAACATTACGTGGCCCGAGGGTAGCATTGAGGACAACGTTATCATCAATACCAAGGTGTCCTCTGCTACCATGTCAAAGAACATTCGGAAGCAAGAGACGCTTGCAATGCTCGATAAGGTTCCACAGATCTATCAGGGACTTATGCAGTTTGCAATGCAGGCCGGTTCTCCAAATCCTCAGGCCCCGGGGCTTCCGTTGATTTCTTTGAGCTTGCTTAACGGTTATCAGAAGGTATTTAACGATTTTCTTACGATATTTGACGTTCCCGCAAAGGAACAAATCAACCCCCCGCTGGTACAGGAGGCACAGGTTGCTCAGCAAATTAATCAGCAGTTTATGCAACTTCAACAGCAAATGCAGCAATTGGCTATGCAAAATCAGCAATTGCAGCAACAGCTACAATATTATGCCGGTGGGCAACCCCAAGGCGGGATGGCACAGCCGCCTCAGGGTCAACCCGGCGCACCCGGACCTATGCCTATGGGTCCAGGGGCTTGAGCATGATGAGATTCTTCGCTTGATGAAAGCGACAGGTATTAGCGAATTGGAGGAACGCAAGGGAGCAATTCGAGCGTATCATAAGCTGCTTATGTTTCTAACTAATGACGGAGCCGGAAAAGGAAAGGATGTGATTGAAGATGCCTATTGATCTTGACGTGGAATTTGACAATCAAGATGTGGCACCCGCCGCGCCGGATACGGCAGCGGTTGCTACGCCAGAGCCGGTTGTTGAGTCGCCGGTTACTGAGACAGAGACGCAGACTCCAACTGAAGAGGAGTTCGCTCCTACGTGGTTCTCTGAGATCCAGAGTGCGATGGATAACCCCCAGTTTGGCCCGGTTGGGCCGCCGCCGATGCCGCAGCCGCCACCGCAGCCACCTCCGGGGTATCCTCCGCAGCCCCCTCCGATGTATCAGGGGCAGCCACAGGGACGTGATCCTCGTTTTCAGGATATTGACCAGTTGTTTGAAAACCCGCGAGGCTATGTTGCCTCGATTCTAAACCAGGGGATGCAGCAGTATCAGCAGCAGTATATGGCTCAGACACAGCAGGAGATTGCCCGTGTTATGCACGCTAACGCCACAAATGCAATGTATAACGCCAAACAGGCAATTGATCGTGGATACTCGGAAGTTCTTAATAAGGACAATTCATTCCGGTCCAATCCTGCGGTGCGAGAGATTGTTGATGGTACGCTGAAGACTATGTCTTTGCGAGCGGCGAATGCGGCCTATAATGGAGACTTCAACCAAGCAAGACAGTTTGAAAATCCCAGGTTTTATGCGGCTCTCGTGTCAGCGGCAAAACAGTTGGCGGGGGTGCAAGGCGTTGCATCCGAACCTGCTGTTCCAGTCGGTGCCGTTGGAGAGCGAGTTAGCCAGCGCCAAAGTGAAGGTTCACGAGTCCAGCTTCCTCCCGATCTTGAGGAAGTTGCAAGAAGCGTGAATCGTCCTGGCTTCCGCGAGAACTTGGAAAGAGAATACGCGGAAGCCATGCGCCTTGGCGACATTACTTGGTAAGGAAAGGAGTAAATCATGGCTGACTATGGTAAGGGACCGAGCAAGGAAGACTGGGCGCGACATGCAGAAATCACTAACACGGGGTTTCGGGGGTGGAACGTATTTCAACGCTTGCCCGTAATCATGAAGGTGGAGATTCCGTGGATGCGTGAATGGGCTATTGGTTTCGCCAATGATGACGACATGGGCGAATTTACTGCTCAGGGTTGGCGTCCGCTGCGGGCGGACCACTTTGGGAAAGATGGACTTTCTAACTTTAATCAGACAATTGGACTCCGATTCAATCTGGAATCCGTGGATGGTACTGTAAAGTACAAGAAACACTATCTCATGATTAAGCCGAAGGATCTTAGGGAGCAACAGATCAAAGAGCAGAACGATGCGTTCGAGGAGTATTACTCCGCGATCACACGTCAGGCTTATGTTCACCCACAGGATCCGAGGGCCGCTGAGATGGCTGCGGGTTCTTATGCCAAACTTGACGAAGAGCGACACGTTCGCCAACCCACCAAGATTGGTAACATTGATTAGGAGGCCAGAAGGAGATAAATATGGCAGCTAAGAGTTGGGATCCGCTTCAGCCGAAACTTGAGCCTCATGCTGGCGCGGTTCCGAAGATTGTTTATGATGTTCTTGAGGCAAATAGTCAGTCCTTTAAGGCTGGCGCTCTCGTTTATTTGAGTTCTGGTGCCGTCGCGGCTTGCGCAGACGACCCCACTAAGATTTGGGGCATCGCCATGAAGGACGCCACCAATGTTACTTCTGGTAATGTTGAAATTCCGGTTATGATTATCACCCCGGAGGATCACGTTATTATCCGGGTGCAGAGTAGTGCTGGTACCGCTGCTCTTTCTAGCACCCTTACTCCCGGCACTCGGTATGGAACCGAGCTTGACTCCAATGGTGTCGCCTATCTTTTGAGCAGCGAAACAACGACCGACAATTGGATCTTTATCGAGCCGGTTATTGGCGCAGATGGTGCTGCTGGATATGAGGCGCGAGTCAGTTTGATTTCTACTGTGTCCGATGCGTTTGTTGGTACCGGCGCGTAAGGGAGGATTGAACAATGGCTAATACTACTTTCGCATTTGCAAAGTCAATCGCCCTTACTCAGTACATGAAGCCTTTCCGTTCGGACTCGGCGCTTCAGACGTGGGCGTGGGATAAACTCGTTACCAAGAAGACGACCAAGCGAGCCACCGAGCAGATCTATAGCACGGCTGGTTTGCCGGTTCCTCGTCAGACGAAGGAACTTGATACGATCTATTATGCCGACATGGCAGAGCTTGCAGCGACGACCTTCACGGTCAATAAGTTCTCGCTTGCTACCATGTTCTCGCATGAGTTGATCGAGGATAACCTTCATCTGCCGGATCTTATGAAGGATGCCGGTTCGTCTATGGGGTCTTCGCACTCGTTCATCAGGGATCAGGCCGTTGCCGCGATCTTCAACCGTGCGTTCAACTCGTCTTACACCATGTATGACGGTGTTGAGCTTTGCGGCGAGCACACGATGAATGACGGAACCGCCTTTGACAATGATCTTACTCCTGCCTCTCTGTCGTTTGACACGGTGTGGAGTGCGGTCAGTCACTTCCAGACTAGCTTAGTGTCTCATGCGGGTCTGTACCTGTATGATACTCCCAAGTATCTTGTCTATCACCCGAGCAAGGAGAAGGAAGTTCGCACGATTCTTCGGACCACCAATGGTGAGCCGGACAGTGAAGCGAACAATGCCAACACTCTGCTCGACTATAATCTTGTTCCCGTTCCGTGCCGATTCCTCACTACCAGCACTTACTGGTTCCTCGCTGGTAATCGGTTCAAGAATGACTTCCTGTTCTTCACCCGCGAAGGCGTGAAGACTTCGATGGAAGACGACTTTGACCGGATGGCAGTGAAGATTCGCACCTATCAGCGTTTCGCCCTTGGCGTCCGCGAGTTCCTGTATATCGTGGGAAATCCTGGCGCATAGTTATTAACCGATGGCGGCAGGGGGTTGCCGTGGATGCGCCCCCTGCCGTTTACAGTGCCCAACGGTCTTCCACGGGGGTCTGTTCCGAAAGGTGTTGGGCTTAAGGAGATAGAAAATGGCAGTTTATGGTAATGCGTATCAGTGGGGTGGCTATCCGCTGCCCACGGCCCCAATCCCGCGTTATAACGGGAGGGCATGGTTTGTTGATGGTACGAATGGCCTTGATGGCAATTCTGGCCGCAGCCCGAAGAATGCTTTTGCGAGCATTGGTCAGGCTGTCGAGGATAATGCCGACCTTCAGGAAGGCGACGTTATCTATGTGTTTCCTCACGTTATGGCAGCCACGGACACAGATCCGGGCAGCTATGCTGAAACATTCATTATTGACACTCCCCAGATTGCGCTTGTTGGTATTGGTGCGGGTCCGGTGCAGGGTGGAATTCCCCAGGTAAAGATTGGATCTGGCACTACTGCGATGTGTACTATTCGCGCTCCGGGCGTGACCATCATGGGAATCGGCTTTAATGGTGCTAGTGCTACAACGAATACTGGCGGTGGGATTAAGATTGATGATGATTCTGGTTCCACTAAGTCAGTGTTTGGTACAGTTATTCGTGGTTGTCACTTTAAGAACTGCAATTGTCATGCGACTAATGGTGCTCTTGGTGGAGCAATCTACTGGGGTTCCAATGGTGGTGGCTGGCAGACTTTGATTGAGGGCAATCGGTTCTATAAGAATGTTGCTGATATTGTTATGACTGGAACCGGACTTTCTGTTCCGCAGGATGTTGTTATTCGTGAAAATATCTTTAGCGGTCCCGCCGCAAATGTTGATGTTAATATCTACGTTGCTGCGGACGGAATTAATGGTCTTATCATTGATAGGAATATTTTCCAGTGTACTCCAAACATCAGTTCTGGTAGTAATGCTACTATTCTTAAGTTGACTAGTTGCGTTGGTGTTCTTAGCAATAATTCCTTTGGTTCTAGTTCTGAAGCCTTTGGTGCGGCTCAGGCAAATGTCGTTCCAACTACCATGATGATTTGTGGTAACTATCAGGATAATGCCCTGGTTGGTAGAACCTAATAATTAGTTATGTGTGGGGGGAGAAATCCCCCCACATATTCTTTGGAGGTTAAATGTCATATTGGATGATTATTAGTCAACCAGATCAGCCAACTCCTGAGTTTTTTCAGTATGTAGAAGACATTGAACAGGCAGTTGCCGTTGATCTTCTTAGAACAAAGTCAGAGGAACTTGGTGAGGGGCTTTCTCTTTGGAAGTTGATTAAGCATACCACGGTTAATGTTAATCCAACCGTGGTAGATGATTAAGGAGTAAAGGATGGGAATTTATCAGTGTTATAAGCCGTGGACGGGCACGGACGGTGCTCTCGCCACTGTAGGGGCAGGGGTTGAGGGTGCGGACCAGTTGACGAGTGAATGGCTCGATATTGCCAATTGGGAAGAGAAGTCTATTCAATGGGAAGTTGATTCTGACGGGACCGTTGATTTCAACATCAATATGCACATTTCTCCCAACGGTGCATATGAAAACAACCAGAAGACTTGTACTACAGAAGACTACATCAACGTGCTTGTTGTGAATGGTCATTCGACTAAGGTTCTTACTAGGCTTGAGTTTGATGATCTTGACGAGCTTGCTCTGTACAATGGCCCGATCCGGTCCTGTCGTCTTCAGATTGACAACGACCATGCTGATGCGGTTACTGGATGTCAGGTTTGGATTGAGGGCTGGAGCGGGACTTAAAACCAAATGGCTCTCAATGACTTTGTAAAAGTTATCAAGAAGTCTGCGCTATTGGCGCATCTACAGAACGTGGATGAGAAGACCGCCAAATGGAGGAAGGATTTACTTGACGCTATCATTACAAAGGATGAGCTTGTAACTCAGCTAGATTATCTCTCGGACAGCCACGCTGATTTGACAGACAGGGATCTTGACGATCAGCACCCGGCATCCGCTATTGCACCAGATGTAACAGATTTTGATGGCGGGCTTTCTGCAACTGATGACGATTTACAGACCGCACTAGAAACGATTGACGATGACCTCGGTCATGCTATTCATGACAATGTCGACGCCGAGATTTCTGCAATCACAGAAAAGACTACTCCGGTAAATGCGGATATTTTCATCATTGAGGATTCTGAGGCATCTTATGCCAAGAAGAAACTTCAAATGGGGAAGATCGTTATTGGTGGATCCTCTCAGGATGATGTAATTGAATTTGATGATTCAGAAGGGTATGTTGATGATGCTCTTCTTTCCTCACATCCTGACGGTTTATGGACAAATGTAATCCCACCAGAAGAAGACGACTCTCCACACTGGAAGATGAAGGACTCTCAGTCCAATTACTATTTTGAGGGGACTGCACCATTTACATTTCCTGATGATGCCGTTCTTCATACAGACGATGCTGCAACAAATAGAACTGGTTCCTATAATACTAAACATTTTTGTGCTAGATATAATGGAAGCACATATTCTGATGGCACACTAGATATTTACTTTAGATTACATAGTGATTCTCCTGGTTTTGTTGGTATTGTACTTTGTGATAGAGATGAATTTAGTCAGACAACTGGATTATATTGTGGTCAAAATGTTCTCGAAAGTGGAACAAGCACTCCGGGCCAGGGATTTATTCTTACAACAAATCTAAGTGACGCCTCATGGCAGGCTGACGAAGATAAAGAATATACGACTACTTGGGGATATGGTACAACATATGGGATGCCAACAAATTCAACTGCCAGAACAACACTTGCATATTTTCATCATCTCCAGGTTGATTTACTTGCTGGAACCGCAAAACACAGAGCGTGGAATTGTGAAGAAGCTGCTGAAAGCACAATTTATCCAACAGATTCCGACTGGGGAGCAACAACAACATTCAATCATTTATTGGGGAATCCAATAGCTGTTTTTCTTTTTGCTGATAAAACAAGTCTTGGGGTTCCACTTAATCAAGGATATGCGGATTTCTTTTCTCTTCGCATTCTAAATACCATTGGTGGTGTTGTTATTGAGGATGGAATTCAGCACGACGACCTTGGCGGACTTGGCGATGATGACCATATGCAGTACCTTCTTGCAGATGGTACAAGAGATCTTACGGGAGATTGGGATGTTGGTTCATATGAAATCAGAGCATCAACGTTCGAGTCTGACGTTGCTACTGGCACTAGTCCTTTTACCATTGCTTCTACCACCCTTGTTACTAATCTTAATGCTGATCTTTTAGACGGAGAAGAGGCGACAGCGTTTGCTGATGCCGTACATACTCACGTCGAGGCGGACATTACCGACCTTGACCATACAGACGCCACGGCCATTCATGATAATGTGGCTGGAGAGATCAATGCGGTAGCAGATAAGGCGACACCGGCCAGCACAGACGTTGTCCTCATTGAAGACTCTGCTGATTCGTGGGCCAAGAAAAAGGTCACTATTTCTGACATTTCTTCCGGCGAGCATAACCATGACGATGATTATATCAGCATTCTAGATGATGCCATTGCTGGTAACTTCGCCTCTTTGACGTTTGGTGGAGAGATTTCGGATTCTGGATGGGACGCCTCTGACTTTGCTCTTTATGGTCACACTCACGCGGGTGGGGACAGCGATGCGATCCATGACAACGTCTCTGCTGAGATTCAGGCAATTGCCGCCAAGTCTCCTCCCGTTGGTGCGGACATTGTTATAATTGAGGACTCAGAGGCGACATGGGCCAAGAAACAAGTTACGCTCACTGATGTTGTGTCGCTTGCTGCCGGTGGAGAGACGGACCACGGGGCGCTTGACGGGCTTGCCGATGATGACCACACTCAGTATTTGCTCGCTGACGGGACTAGGGGGCTTTCGGCGGCATGGGACGCTGGATCGTGGGAAATTACTGCCGAAACGTTTACATCTGATGTAGCAATTGGTACACCACCGCTTTCTGTGACATCTACGACTACTGTGACCAATCTTGATGCGGATTCAGTTGATGGTTCTCATGCTGCTGATTTTGCTACAAGCGGTCACACCCATGATGACGCCTACATATCTCTTGTGGACATGGAGGGTGTTGATGCTGGAGATTTTCCATCCATAACTGCCGGGGGAGAACTTCAAGGGTCTGGTTATGCGGCTGGAGATTTTTCAGCGGCAGGACATACACACGCGGACTACTTAAACAAGAATGGAACCGTTGCTCTTACTGCCAATTGGGATGCTGGCAGCTTTGAAATTACTGCACAAACGCTTGCGGCAGACGTTGCAACGGGCACCGCCCCGCTTAAGATTACTTCCACTACCGCAGTTGGAAATTTAAACGCCGATCTTCTTGATGGACAACACGGCGCATATTATGCTGTTGTGACTCGTCCGACAATTAAATTGACTGTTCGTAATGACACCGGTAGTAATATGACCGCTCTTGATCTTGTTTATATCAGCGGATCAAGCGGCGGGGTGCCGCAGGTTGTTCTTGCTGATGCAGATGGATCTGCGACATCATCGAAGATGCTTGCTATTCTTTCTGAAAATATTAATAACGGAGCATCTGGAGCCGCAATTGTTTACGGATATATTTCTGGTCTTTCATCACTAACAACTGCTGGAATATATTACGTACATACAACCGAGGGAGATATTACTAATACTGCTCCGACAGGAACCGGAGATATTGTTAGAATTGTTGGTTATGCTTTGAGTACCACAGAGCTTTGGTTCGATCCAGATAACACTTACATTCAGATTGTGTAGGAAGACTAATGCCGTCAGCACCAACATATGTCGGGAACACTGCAATGAAGGCCGGCAATGCTGTAAATACGCTAACCGACAGCTATATTTCTATGAATGTTGATGACATCATGTTTCTTCAGGCTCAGGCAGAAGGAACCACATATGACTTCGCTGATCCTTCTGGATTTACTTTAATTGGAAGTTTTGAGAATGCGGATAATCAGTACGGTGCGTTCTGGTGGAAGCGCGTGGTTGGAGATGAGGGAGTAACCTTCACCGTAGATAGAACGTCGTCCTCCGGTCTGATGTCATGCACAATGTCTGTCTGGCGCGGGGCGAGGGCAAGCTGGACTCCATTCAGTTATGAGGGTCCATACTATGCGTATTACAAGAATTGTGGTTCATCTGCAATAACTCCACCAGAAGACTATTGTAGATTGATTTGTCTTATAAGTGTTGAGGATAATGTTTCTGTTGGTGATATGTCCGGAGACTATGCTGAAGATTTTGATTACAATAGTTCGGCGGGGAATGGCCAAGCGTTTGCCTGTGACAGCTACGGGCAGACGACTGCGACAGCAGATATAAGTCAGATTGCCTCTCTTGGTTTGGTTAACAAATACTGGTGTACTTTAACTGTTGCTCTATTCCCCAATTTAGCGACATGGCCCCCGCAGACCAACGGGGTTTTAGGGAAGAATATTGCTAGTGTTAATGGTGTTCTTGCTTACAATATTGCGAGCATTAATGGAGTTTCATCGTGAGTAATCCACTGGCAATTCACCGCCAGCTTGATCGTTGTGACGTGTGCGGCAGGAAGATCCACAGAAAGGATCTTGTTCGCACCCAGGCAAGATATAACAGGCCGCAGGGGAACAACTACTTTACTTATTCGTACTATGATGGCACGTTCTGGACAAATGATGGTAATTGTACTCTACAGTCTCAGGCAATGGGGCTTGGCCCAGACGCAGAGGATGCGAGAGTAAAGATTGCATCAGACAACACAACCACAGAAATCAGGGGATCAAAAACATTCCTACTTGATACATCCCCCTCAACTATCTATACCGCTTCCACGGTTGACATTTCGGGATTTACCAGCTTTGTCTTTGGTGTGTACGTTGGTCAGTACCATGCCAATGATGACCCCGCAGTAATGACAATAGAGATTGGGAATATGTCTGGTGTCGGTTCTTTGTATGAGTTGAAAGAGACTACCACAAGATCTGGCAAGCACGTTTGGGTCACTGCGAATGTTGCGGACCTGGACAGTAACGTTGTCCCCGCTGCGGCATACTTCTATGTCCGGGTGTCAGCGACATCGACAGAAGACTTTTACTTCTGGGTAGACTGGATGCAGCTTGAGAAGGATGCGACTAGACCGGGGCCGTTTATCAGTACGAATGGGTCCACTAACGACTATACTGTTGAGAAGAAAGTAATGACTTCCGCCAAGGTCTGTAATAGGTGTAAGGAAGACTTGACCCGAGAGAGTCAGAAATATGGCAGGCCGAGGGTTGAGGTTGAACCACCGATTGATGACGAGTTTCAGGAGGTATAATGGCTAGACGAACGGCTACTGATTTTATCAACGAGGTGCGGGACAATGCCGGGGGAGAAACTTCCGAGACTCTTTCTGATACTCGCATCTTGAGGATGGTTAACGAAGAGTACAAGATCATGTGTGCCAAGTGGGCCTTCCCGCAGCTTAAGGATGCTGAGACTGTTACTACGGTTTCCGGCACGGTTGCATATGAGCTTACTGAGGCTGATATTCTTCAGGTTGAGGATGTTTTGGACACAACTAATGGATTGTACTTGCTCCCCATCTCCGAGTATCAGTACAACACATACACTCAGGGAGTGCCAGCAGACACCACCGGGAATCCCGTATACTGGTTTATCTCGGGGGTTGGGGCAAATGGTAGATTCGAGATTACGTTCTATCCTACGCCAGATGGGGCTTATTCTATCAGCGTTGGGTACTATGAATTCACCGAGCTTGTTACCAGTCCATCCGCGACATCTCCCATTATCCCGATTCAATTTGATAACGTCATTGTCAACAGGGCTTCCGCGCAGGCGCTTCGGATGGTTGGGAACCATGACGCGGCATACCGCTTCCTACTTGGTGCTAATGAGATGGAAGAGCAGATCAGGAAGAGTATTCATGCTACGTCCTTTACTCCAATCAAGCCCCGCTCTGGATTCTTTGTGAGGTACTAATGGCAGGACTCGCCTATACATATATCCCGCTTGAGAATGCCACACTTATTCAGAGAAGGCATCCGAGGGATGTTAAACTTCCTGGAGTTGTTGAGTTTAACAATCTTTACATTTCACGTTCTGATGATAGTATTGCATTGCGTCCCGATTTTGAACCGACCACAGAAGAAATCATGGCGCTTGGGACAAGACTCAAAGACGGAAGTGTTGATGCTGTAGAGTTTTTGAATTCCGCAATCGGTCTTTATGGGACCGGAGAAATTGTTTGGATCACATCTCCACTTGTAATTAGTGGAGATGGAAGAGATATTAAATCCTCAATATTAGGTAGTGGATCAACAACAATATCACTATCTACTGATGATAGAGAACAAATAGATGAGAGTGAGGAACCAACTAATTATTTACTTGAAATGTCATCTGATGCTGAAATAAATGCCTTGGAGGATATTTGGGCCGGATGTTACATTCTAATTGGCGATGATCCTGACAGAAACTTTTTTAGGATTAGTTCTATTAAGGATAGCACATCATTTTATATTGATGACGAACCCGAATTTGCTGTTTCTGGGAATTCCTTTACCATTTATAGAACGCACAATATAGTCAATTCTGTTTATAAGGCAAACTTACAGGTCTTTGGTTCACAACTAGTTTATGCTATTCCAAGCATTACTGATAATTCGTTTCCTAATAATATTGCTGGTCCATTTTATACTACTTCGATAGATGGAAGTTCTGCATCTGCAAGTCAGTCCTATGCACTTTCTTTTAACGATTCTCTTACGGATTCTATCGTGAATTCTTCCACAAATCCAAAATTTATAGTGGATGCAAGTGATCCCGATGATGGTACAAGATATTTTGGATATATCACTCCACTAGTAGACGTTGCTAATGAAAGTGATACTCCATATATCTATATGGTTCAGCGTGGTAGTAATATTGTAGATAGCACTCTTGATGCAGTTGAAGATACGTTGTTTGCTGGCACTGAATCCCTTATTAATTATCATGATGTTTGTTATGATGGGACGTATTTTTATCTTTCAGGATCAACAAGAACATATGATTCTACAACTTTGTCTGATGGATTTGAAGTCGCAGACGGGCACACCGTTGGAGAGAAAATTTCTGCTGATGAGCAGTGGACAAATTATGCAGCATCTGGGTATTCGGATGATGCAGTTGTAGCCAGTGATGGTGGTGAACAGTGTTTCTACTGTACTCAAAATCCAGCAGCATTACATAATCAGTGTCGTCTAAATTGGTACGGAGTTGATACTCCGTATGGTGGAACCGGACAACAAGATTTATATGCTAGATTTAAAACAACTGCCCCCTATTCTGGAACTTCTGATTTTGGGATGGCCAGAATTGGTGTGTATATGGGGAGTAGTAAATTTAGTATAAATTTTAATACAACATCCAATAATTTTTCTTTAACAAGATATTATTATAATACTTATTATCATTATTGGACGGAATCTTCTGTTGCAGAATGGGGGACGTGTACTGCCGGAACGGTGTACTGGATGAGACTAAGTTACATTGATAATGCAGTAAAAGCAAAGACGTGGACCGGAGACAGGGGAGACGAACCTGTTGCATGGAATGCAACGTATTCACAATACAATGCTTTTATTGGTGCTAGGCCATATATTGCAATATCAAATTATCATTATGATGACTATGGTGTAGTTACACTTAGAGTCTATGAAATAGATTATACAACAGCTACCGATGATTTTACATATACAAACTTCGTTCATAGATTCACAAACGAAGATACACCAACACTTGCTGATAAGAGTCCAAGCATTACAACCACATATTCAACAAGTGGTTCTTTAATTTACGATGATGCAATTAACAACCTAATTTTCTCAATGAATAGGATTGGTGGTACTGGCTCACTTAATTATGTACGATATTCTGCCGATGGCGGTGGTACGTGGCTTACTGCGGCTACAACTGCCGGTCATGCTATTCTTGGTATGTTTTACTCTGCTATTGATACTAAAACATATGCTTTAACATATACTGTTTCTGGATCAACTTATACATATCAAATATTAAAGACCGCAGATGGTGGGGCAACATGGTCCTCTTATGCCGCCGCCCTGACCGGGCCAGAAACGGAAACTGGCGGATCTTGGAGTGGAACCCCATTCTTTTGGGAAGATGATACAAATTGGTGTATGCTCATTTCTGGTAATGTTGGGAATGACGATAACTTATGGTATGTGTTTGGTGGAGATACTGCTCTAACTGCGGCAGAAGATAATAGTGCCCACGGTGGATTTACTGCTATTTGTAGCAAATATAGTTCTTGTGCAAATGATGGCACAAATTATGATGATACGTGTATTGGAATGGCAAGTAGTGGATATTACGCAATTACTATTGATACATCTACCGCAGAAGTTGAGAAGATTAAGTTTATTGGTGGATCAGAAAACTCAAGACTGCCATCTAATATTCTACCATTAAATACTGATTCATGGGATAGTAGACAATATGTTTCTTTTTCCTGTGAACCTCCTCCAGATACTCCTGGTAGTGTTTTCTATGATACTATTACATTTTCCGCGTCCCCCGGCAGTGAAACAGAACCACAAGTAGATGTATTTGTTCCAGTATCTAATATTTATAGATCAAATACATTTTCCGTTCTTAATGGATATTTGGTTTTATTTGGGACGCTAGAGTATGATACAGCAACGCACTCCTGGACATATAATCCAAGAAGGGCGCGATGGACTGCTCCGAATACAATTACTGACTTTTCTGGGGTTGGGTCTGGAACGGGAGATGTAACTGGGAATGGCATATTTATTGATGCAAGGCCGGTAAATGGTAGAATTGTTACATTTGAATCAAGTTCTATCGGAGCACTTGTACCAAGAGGAATTGTTGCAGACCCGTGGGATTATGATGTTATTTATGATGGCATTAGGCTTCTTAGTAATCCGTGCGTTGTCGGAGATAAATGCTACTTTATTGCTTCTGATGGACTTTTGTATGTAACAAATGGGATTTCAGTTACGGAAGCTGGAAGTTCTTTTGATACTTCTTTGTATGATGACTTTGAAGAAAACAAACCAATCTTCCTAACATACTTATCCAACTTCAATTCTTTGGTTGCTTTTTATCCAGACGGCACTAGTAATACTGCATATCTTATTAGTCTTGCAACCGGTGGCGTATGTTCATTTGAGCTTTCTACTACTACCGCTTCTACTACAGAGGATCCACAATCAATTGTTGCCATTGAAAGCTCTTCAGATCAAAGACTAATAGTATCATACTCTACGGAATATGGTCTTACATCATCTTCTGATGGTTTTGTTTCACTAGTAACTACACAACTTTCTACTGGAGAAAAGATTACCGGAAAAGATTATTCTACTAATAGTGTGTATGATACTTGGTGTGGGAACTTTGAAACTGGAAATATATTCATTGTAGACGAAGGAGTAAAAGTAGCTCTCAAGCACGTCATTATTCACACATATACAGATGCAGCAAGTGTTGGAGACAATCCAGACATTATTGTTGAATTAAAGTCTCTTGAGGACTCAGACTGGCACGGACCAAGAGACAATGAAATTGATGGTGCTGTTACTGTGACTACGAGCGCCTGTACTATTGATTCCTCTGATCCTCCGTCAGCATTAAGCAATCTCCTTGGGACCGCCAATGGTACTGCAATTACATACAACCTTCCGTGGATTGCTGCCAACTGTAGGGTTTACACGTATTCATCTACATATACCGCCTGCACTTTAGTGACAACGACGCCTGACGCGGCCAATGAATATCAGATCACCGGTACACAGCAGATTAAGGTTTATGGAACTAATGGACACTCAGTCTATTGCTTCTGTGACAACGAGCCGTCAGTTAAGGTTGGTGCGGGAGATTATATTGAAACGGATGAGGGGTTCCATAGAATCAATAGTGTAACAAGTTATGTCGCCGCTGTACTGGATAAATACAAGTCAAGTGGCAGCGATACGGATGCTGTTCACTATACGGCAGAGCAGATGCCAATTGGGCACGGACAGGTCAAGGTTGGTATCAACAAATTGGTAGAGGGTGTGCAATTGAGGATCTATATCCTTCCTCGACATGGAACAGGGACGACTGATATACAACCCACAATTGCTAAGATTACTGGCATCTCGCTTGGGTACATTCCTCTTGGCGAGAAAATTGTTGAGGCTACAGGAGGGTAATGAAAGATGTACGATCAGAATATGCGGTATATGCAGAATAGGCCCCCGCTTGGTGGTGGAAATGCCAACATGGGGACCGGTGGTTGGGGGGGCGGAAATGCGATGAGTCAGGGTCCGTACCAACAGAATCTTGCTGGTATGATGAAGAATCAAATGGGTGGCGGGGGGCAACAGACCCCAGTGGGGATGATGCGAAATCAGATGGGCGGGCCTGTTGCAAATGATATGCAGATGAGAATGGAGATGTTGAAGCGGCAGGGAGGATTTGGTGCAAACGCCATGAATCAGGGTCCATACCAGATTCCACAGAATCGTCCACAGCCGGGGATGCAGACGACGGCACCACAGAACATGAACTATACTGGCCCCGCCGCCATTTCTTATGCTCCACCGATGCAAGATCCTAACAGGCCCACGATTAGTTCAAGCGTCCCTCAGACTCAAGCGCCGCAGGCCCCCGCGCCGCAGCCGTGGACGAATCCTAGGCTCTCCGCGTTTGATAACTCAATTGGTATGCGTGGTGGAAACAGCTATGAGAATAGACCCGGCGGATACCCAGGAGCAATGGGTAACACTACTCCGGGTTTTAGGGTTAATCCCTACAGGAATCAGCAGCCTTACGGTGCGGCGACGTACTAGGGGCAGTTATGCCGTGGAATTTCAATCCTCATTTGCTTGGACCCGACAACCCGCTATACCTTAAAGCCGGGTATGGGATGGGCGGGCAAAGGCCGCAAGACGTTGTTGGGGATAAGGTAACATTCAGGAGAGAGACAGACCCGTACTCCATGTATAAATTTCCAAATGATCCTACAATGTGGGACGAGGCCATTTGGGATGCGAAGATTGGTCGGGGCCTCAAGAACGGATTCGAGATTAGTCAGAAGTATCATGATTTAGAATGGGCAGATATTGCAGAGGATTTTAAAAGAGAAGATCTCAGGAGAAAGTTAACGAAAGGACAACCCGGTGTATTCTCAACCAATGAAGATTTGGAAATGCTCAATCAGATCCTCGATGCAATGATGGCCGGGAATTATGGAGGTGAAAATGCCAAGTAATAATAGACTAATTCCTGGCGCTAGTGGCGTTAGACCAGTGGGGCAGCAGCCGGGAGTGTCTTATACTCCCGACAGTGGTATGAATCTTGCACGTAAGCCCTGGAGCGCCGGGAGCAATGTAGATGCCCTGAGGAGACAGCTTGCACAGCTTACGGCTGATCTTGCTATGGCGCAGGCTCAGGGGAAGAGTCCCCGACACATTGCAGAGATTCAGGGCCAGATTTATAAGCTCCAGCTTGAGACTCAAATTGCCCAAGAGCAGGAAGCCACAACTGCGGATTGGCTTGCTGATATGACGCGGGTTGCATCTTCTCATTCTAGGAGGATGTACGAGCCGGAAATTCAGGGGGGCTGACTATGCCGACACTTTCAAATCCGGCAACCTATATTCAGCAGGGATATAATCCACTCGCATTTTATAATCAACTAGCTGGTGGAAACATCAACGCTAGCGTGAACACTGGGTATAACTATAGTGGAGATCCTGGTATTTCCAATCGTAGCGTTACCGATCCGACAAATCCATTTGGTGACACCTATGCCGATGCCGCCAACCAGATGACTCAGATTACTCCAGGCATGATGCAGCAATCTGCTCAGAGTGTTATCGGGACCGGAAACTACGGTTCCGCTCCAGAATGGAATGGATTCACTCCACAGAGTCCGGGCGCATATGTTGGTGCTGGATCTTATCAGGGATATACCGCAGCCCCTTATTCTGGGAGTCAAGTTTCCGCCCCCGGTGCTTGGGGTGGATATGATATTCAAACTCCCGGCGGGTGGACTTCCAGAGACATTGACATCAATACCACTGCCACTCAGGATGCAATCAATGCACAGTTGCCGTGGATTGCTGAGCAGAGGGATCTTGGGTTTGCCGATGCCGCGTCAAGGGCGGGGCAGTCTGGTTTCGCAATGTCAACTCCTTACATGGAATCCCTTGGCGGGGTTGCCCGCAAGGCGGCGAGCGATACTCAGGCTATGGCAGAGCAATTCTTATTCCAGGCAGAGGAGTCTACTCGGCAGCGAGAGCTTCAGGCTGAGATGCAGCAACTTCAGCTTGAGAAGGAAGCATGGGAAGCGCAGGGCAATTGGAGCATGGCCGCTCAGGTGCAGGAAGCACAGAATAGCTTGTCTGCGTGGCAGTCGCAGGGTCAAATGGATCTTGCCGCCCAGATGGCGAATCAGCAGACTGGACTTGGAGCTTATCAGACACAGCAGGGGATCAATGCCGCAAATGCGGCTGGTCAGAACCAGTTTGGTCTTCAGTCCGCGCAGATGCAGAATGATTATCAACTCGCACTCGCTCAGATGTTGAATCAAGCGGGATTGTCTGGTTCTCTAGCACAGAACCAATTTAATCAGGGGAACTATCAGTTTGGAGTTGGTGCGCAGCAGAACTACGCGGATCAGCTTGCAGCCATGATGGCAAGCCTTGGATACGGAGCGCAAATGCCATGAGTATCTATTCAAACGCAGCAGAAAAAAGGATCAAGAGACTAAGGGCGATGCTAGATACTCTTCCTGCAGATTCTCCAGAGAGGGCCAAGATTGAACATATTCTCTACAAGTTCATGGAGCTTGGTTACTCTGATACTGGAGCAACACCAACACCGACGCCCGCTCCAACGGCAGCCCCGGAGCGACAGATTCCTTCTGACGATCAGTATAAATTTGGTGAGTCTCTTAGTAAGTGGGGTATTTATCCAGCCGAGTATGCCACTCCTGAAAGTAAACCAAGACTCGGTATGCCATCTACTGACTATGGTGGCTATACTAGCGAAGAGGGTCCATATGACACAAGCTATGAGCAGCCCAAGACCAAATGGCAGGAATATCTTGATTGGCGTAAGGGACTAAACGAGCGCATTGAGAGGGCTATTGCAGACGAGCAAACTGCTAGTGTTGATATTGGTGTGTCCGGTGATCGTGCCGCAATTCCAGGGCAAGCATTGAGACTTGGCAAGGAAGGCGGGCTTACATTTGGTCCTAAGGAGCAGGGCTATCCTGTTGGTAGGTCTGAATACGTCCCAACGGCAAGTTCTGTCCCCGGTGGGTCGTTTAGTGCTACTGAGGTAAGTAATCTTGGCCCGGACCAGACTTCGGAAGCGCAGGCTGCTTGGCTCAAAGATTGGGAGAGTGGTGGG